TCATGCGCACCCCAGTTCTGTGATTTTTATCCCCAGCCGCCCACCAGGAACGAGCTGACCGCGCACAATATTGATTTCATCAAACTGCTCGTCGTCTATAAGTAGTCCAGCATGCGTCAGCGCATCCAGCGGTGCCTTCAGGATATTGTCCAGGTCACGACGGCGCTTATCCGGTGGCTCTGCAATAATCTTTATCGCCAGCCTTCCGGACAGGTTTAATTTCAGTCGCTGCTGGCGAACAATTAGCGCCACATCACGGCGATAACGCTCACCGGCTTTTGATACAAAATATGTGCTGCCACGACGTCGCCAGTAGGTGTTCACCGTTGGCGGGTAAGGCAAAACAAATTCTATGCGTTCGGTCATTTATGCTTTCCACTTCAGAACACCCGAATTTCTCGCGTGCATTAAAAAACGAATCAGCAACAACAACTGACTACCGTGTTTTTCTTCAAAATCTTTTACCCCGGCGTGTAGTTCGTTATGGCATTTACGACACAGCGGAATAACAAACAAATCGTCAGCCTTTGTTCCCATCCCTCCCAGTCCATGACCAATGATGTGGTGCGGATCATCTGCCTGATTGCCACACGTCATGCATTTCTGCGTTTTTACCCAGCGCGTGTATACAGGCATCTCTTCCCGTTGTGGTTTCTGGCGCTGGAGATACTGAGCCGGAGATTCCGGATCAACGGCAATGCTGACCACCGTCTCTTCCTGTGGTGGATTCTGTTGCTGGTGGGCGTGAGGCAGCGGCGCAAGATTTTTTGTGCGCTGCTTCAGTATGCTGGTGGCGGTCTGCTCTCCCGGCACGATGTCGCTTTCACGGTACATTGAGCGGATTTTTTCCGCACGCAACCCCAGCGAACGACGTAATACCGCTTCCGGTAGCGCGTCCGCCACCTGATTGCGGACCGCCCACCAGGATAATTCAGCCAGAGATAATTCACGCTCCTGCGTACCGCTTATTGCGTGACCGATGACGTCAATCATCCATGCTGACAGGTTTTGATGAGCAAGTTGCTCGAGTGATTCGGATGTCTGGTCACGCAACTGGTTGTCGCAGTGCCAGCACAACACCATTGCGCCGGTACCATAACGGTGAATGACGGTTTCGCTGTGATGATAATCGCCGTGTGGCCACTGGCAGGATTTAATATGGCGCAACAGCCAGTCAGACAATGCACCAGCACCACCAGCAGCACGAATCACCCGTGCGTTACTGAAAAACGGCAGCAATGTTTTGTCTTCCACTAGCGGCTGGCGAACGGCAGGAACGCCCCCGGACGGCAGATTACGCATGCTTTTCGGTTCCGGCTCCACCAGTACCCGGGTATTGTGGAATACCGGCATGGATTCACGGCCTGGCTTAAGGACCACCAGCCCGAGTTCCGGAACCAGAACAGGTCGAAGTAATACCCGCACATTACCTCCAGATCCGTTGCTGGAATGTGCAGGACGGACGCGGTGGCCGTTCGGAATAAGGGAGCCTGACGAAGATTATCCAGTGACGATAATCGAGACTGAGGGCTTTCTTAATCTCGTATCCGTGTCTGCGGTAGCGCTGAATCAGCCATTCAGCCTGTTCTTCGGTGCAGGGGTCGTGCTGATACCAGTCAGATTTGAATGCATGAGAACGCCGCCCGTGCCTGCTGGCAGGGGCGGCAGAGTTATCCGAATTGTAAAATTTGGTATCGTGCGCCATCTGTTTTCTCTGCTGGCGCAGCAGGTGCCAGTTGTTCAGGCTGACGGATGGATTGTAAACCAGAACGACCAGAAAAACAAAACCCGCCGAAGCGGGTTAAGTGCGGGTGCGTTGAGGATGCCTGACACATCAGCGGTGGCGAGGGATTTCTCCCCCGCCGGGTCTCTTACTCCTCAGGTTCGTAAGCTGTGAAGACAGCGACCTCCGTCTGGCCGGTTCGGATTCGTACCTCGCAGAGGTCTTTCCTCGTTACCAGTGCCGTCACTATGACGGTTAAACAGATGACGATAAGGGCGATTAACATCGCCTTTTGCTGCTTCATAGCCTGCTTCTCCTTGCCTTTCGGCACGTAAGAGGCTAACCTACATGTGTTCAGCATGGATTGAGCCTCAGATTAATGTTAAGCGTCTTGCAGGACGCGTAATGTTAACTGGGGCTTTTCTCTATCTGCCTTTTGGTGTTCATGCCTGAGACAGATAGCCTCAAGCACCCGCAGTCATTCTACTTAACTAAGATTTCCCTGCAAACCGTTTTTGTCCGGCACAGTAAATATCCAACTAAACCAATAGCGTGAGGTAGCCTGAGTTTAACGGACACTCCTTCCTGAAATAGAATGGCATCAGAAGGAGCTAATAATGAGCAGAAAAACCCAACGTTACTCTAAAGAGTTCAAAGCCGAAGCTGTCAGAACGGTTCTTGAAAATCAACTTTCGATCAGTGAAGGCGCTTCCCGATTATCCCTTCCTGAAGGCACTTTAGGACAATGGGTTACCGCCGCCAGAAAAGGGCTCGGTACTCCTGGTTCCCGCACGGTGGCTGAACTGGAATCTGAAATTCTGCAACTGCGTAAGGCGTTAAATGAAGCTCGCCTTGAGCGAGATATATTAAAAAAAGCAACAGCGTATTTTGCACAGGAGTCGCTGAAAAATACGCGTTAATCGAACAATGGCGACAACAATTTCCCATTGAAGCGATGTGTCAGGTATTTGGTGTATCCAGGAGCGGTTATTACAACTGGGTACAGCATGAACCCTCAGACAGAAAACAAAGTGATGAGCGGCTAAAACTGGAGATTAAGGTGGCACATATCCGCACTCGCGAAACATATGGAACCCGGCGGCTCCAGACGGAGCTGGCAGAGAATGGCATCATCGTTGGTCGTGACCGACTGGCACGTCTTCGTAAGGAGCTAAGGCTACGCTGTAAGCAGAAACGCAAGTTCAGAGCGACTACGAACTCGAACCACAATCTGCCAGTTGCGCCAAATCTGCTGAACCAGACGTTCGCTCCTACAGCACCAAATCAGGTCTGGGTGGCGGACCTGACGTATGTTGCCACACAGGAGGGATGGTTGTACCTCGCTGGCATCAAAGATGTTTATACGTGCGAAATTGTCGGCTACGCCATGGGAGAGCGCATGACAAAAGAGCTGACAGGTAAAGCCCTGTTTATGGCGCTCAGGAGCCAGCGCCCACCTGCCGGGCTAATCCACCACTCTGATCGAGGTTCACAGTACTGCGCATACGATTACCGGGTCATACAGGAGCAGTTTGGTCTGAAAACATCAATGTCGCGTAAAGGTAACTGTTACGACAACGCTCCGATGGAAAGCTTCTGGGGAACGCTGAAAAATGAGAGCCTGAGCCACTATCGTTTTAATAACCGGGATGAAGCCATCTCAGTAATACGGGAATACATTGAGATTTTCTACAATCGTCAGCGTCGTCACTCTCGTCTGGGGAATATCTCCCCGGCAGCCTTCAGGGAAAAATATCATCAGATGGCTGCTTAAAAAAAGAACAAATGGTAGTGTCCGCTATTGCCAGTACACCTCAGCGTTCGCTGTATTTACCGCCAGTATTCAATGCACATGACCGCCATGAACACCCCTAAAAAAAGGGCATTTATATGTCCAAACATTAATATCAAAACATCAATTTTTTCCATATACCTTGCTGTGAAGATGATGGGCATACATGATGCGAACAACCAGAACGCAACAAACAAAAACTGCAATGCGTTTTTCATTATTCCCCCTACAATCAATGTGCAATAACATTTAAACACACCTCAATTTGGCCGGACATATAAATATCTAAACCAGAAAAAATCACTTACATAGCGTTACAAACTCTTTAGTCTAAATACTCATCGTAAAACATTCCCCATACTTATCAGTCCGTTCCGCGCCAGGTAGCTTATTGCCTTATCTGGCAACCTATAATCAGGTTTCCGCTTTTTCAGTTGGCTGGTCGTTTAACCGACATAGTTAACCCATTAATCTGGTTGCCGGATGCTGGTGGATTTTCGCGTTTTAGTTGTTCATAAAAGTGCACAGCTTTAACCAGTTCTTCTGATGTAACCGGGACTGGTGGGGCAGTGAATAAGGCCTGAATTTCATAGTTCGGCCTGTCGTTACAATCCTCTTTTTTCGGTACATATTTCCAGTCACCAACCCACAACTCCCCCTGAGAGTCCATAACACCTTTTTTCACGTAGCGATATCGCCACGCTATCGGCTCTGCTTCCAGCGATGCCCGTGCAATTTTGAATAACTCGCCCTCTACTCGCGCCATCCCTGAATTGGGGTGGCATTTCGTAATCGCTATTTTTAATTTGGCTTCTTCGATTAATTGTTCTTTTGTTAATTCAGTCATTTTCATTACCGCCCTTTCAGGCGGCCTCCTGATGTTCTGAGGGTGCAGAAATCCCTCCGGTTAAGGATTAAATTTTATTTGCTGTGCTAAATTTAATTATTCAGTTTTTATTCCTGCTCTCAAAACAGCCTCTGCCATTCTGATATCCGGATTTTCTGAAATCATCTTTTCCGGCGAGTCGCAATCACCACCACATTCAGTTATGCGTTCATGACCAAAACGAATTGTGGTTTTGTGCGCATTAATCATTTGTGTAAGCGCATCTGTCAATTCTGCAATGCGTTTGTCTTTAACTTCCAGCTCTTTCAGTAAAGCCAGTACGTCAGGATCGCTAACATCAACGACGGTTACGCGCGATTTCAGGTAATGCTCATCCGCAAAAGTTCGACCAGTTTTAAAATATCCATCATCCCCCTCACCTGTGCAGGCATACACAATATGCGTTCTGGAAAATATGCGCTGTATCGACATTTCATCGCCACAAACAGGACATTCCGGCACCTGAATTGGTGAATAACGTTCACGTAATGCCTGGTAATTAGTCTTGCACACTGGCTGTCTCCTGAAAAATCACCGCATGCCCCAGTTTCTCCGCCAGCGCCAGTTCTGCCTTAGCGCCTGCTGACCGCTGCCAGCCTTTCAGCATGTAAATCGCATCCACACAACGAATCATCGCCATGCAGATATCCATGTACTGCGGCTGTGTCAGCCCGTCCGGAAGTACTGCCGGGTTTAAGACGGTATGCCCTTCCCGTTTCAGTTCCTCTTCCGCATTGTGAAACGCCTCACGGTTGAAATTTTTATACCCGGTCATTGGACCGGCGATATAGACTCTCACCCTCACGCCATCACCTCCTGAAAATTACCCTGATAAAACGACAATATGCGCTGCATAACTTCGCTCTTCCGGCACTCGCGACAGATTATGTTTAGGCGACTGTCGTAGCGACGTATTTCTCCGTCAGGTAATGACCAGATAAGGTCCGGATCAACCGCAGATGGTTTCTTCAGCTTTGCCCTTGAGAGCTTTTTACGGGCATTTTGCCAGTCCTTACGCGCCTGTTCAGACGGGAATAACCCGTAACCAGAGTTGTATACATCGCCACTGGCAACCAGCTCTCTGGCCAGAACGCTCATCAGATATCTTGTTGCCCCAGTTTTAGCTTCCAGTTGTCGTAACGTCTCGCGCCCACTCTGGCGTACGAGTTCAAGAACCTGCCCTTTAATTTTTCCCGCTCTTCTTGTGTAAAAACTTTTGCCACAAGCCCTCCTGAAAATTACCTCATGACCAGAAATTAACACTTACCCCCTGAAGCCCGGCGGAATTTCGTTATCCGGTTCAGAAATATGATTCACACAACGCTGGTTGTTCGTGCCGCTTACCGGGAGCAACCAGGGGTTCTCAAAATTCCGGTCCGGTCCAAAAAACGTCGTCGCTCGCTGAACAAATTCCGTTCCCGTTTTCCCGGTAGCCGCCAGGTATCTTGCGTAACGCCTCACGCCATCCAGCATGGCCTCTGGTGGCACCCCCTCGCGTAATCTGGCCTTCCAGGCACTGAAAGCGGATTTCTTCGGGTTTGCCCCGGCACGCAACGGGTACTCCCGCCAGACCTGTTCGAACACATCCGGATAATCCACTCGTCCCACAGACTGCCCGGTTTTTTCCGGGACTACCCGATCGGCTTCCCGCTGAATGGCGGAATCGGCTTCAGGCTGCTGCAGTTGGTGTGATTGCTCCGGCCTTGCGGTCATCACCTGCTGCACAGCGCCCGAATCGGCTTTCAGCGCATACGCTGAATCGGCTTCCGGTGTCGTGCCTGCTGGCTGACCAGGATTGACGGTCTGAACATCCCCTGCCTGGTTCGTGGCGATTTTTTCGCCATGAACCATAGTGTTTTTGTCCTGTTCCTGTTCTTTCTCCTGTTCCTGTTCTTGGCTTCGAAGCCCCTTTAAAGCCCCTTCGAAGCCCCTTACCGTATTTCGGTTGTTATTTCGCCTTACATCCAGATGAAAATCCGTCTTATATCTGTCATAAAACGCTGAAAGAAAAGCGTTTTCAGGTAATGACGCATATTCACTCCTGACACCTGCACAACGGTTATCGCCAGGCTTTAACTTTCCCCCAACCTGCCAGGCTGCCATTTCATGGACCCAGACCATCTCGGAATCATGGTCATAACTGCAAAAACCCACTTCGACAGCCCTTCGAAGCCCCTTCCGGACCAAGCCCGGTTTCATGAGCAAGGTACAAAACCGGCAGGTAATACAGGCCCAGCATGTTTGCGTGAGGGGATGTCATCAGGTAAAAAGCAACCACCTGCGCTTCTGCGCCTGCCTTTCTGAGTTCTTTCCCCGTTTCTCCCAGCCAGAATCGCGGGGAAACTTTTGCGTAATCACGCATGTCCACCTCATCTGGTGCCGAACCTTCCTCCGGATATAATCTGTGATTCCCCAATCAACAGAACCAGAGGAGGTTCGACATGTCTTTTTTGAAAAGCCTTTATCGGGCTCATATATTAAAAGTTGCAGCAACAAATCACTGGCAAGAAGGAACAGATGAAATGTTGCCGGATTACCGGGCATGGCTGCGCGCCGAAACATACCTTCGTCTCGATATGCTGATTAACGATCTTCAAAAAGAGGCTCCATCCACTCAAACCCTTCAGGGTGTCGGCGCTGTTCGCGTTCTGGTATCTCGCCATAACGCTCTCTCAGTAACTGAAGTGCGTCAGCTTTCTTTTGCTGAACTGATTTTCTTGCTTCAGCCAGCTCTGGAATCAGTGAATATCCCATCGGAGGTGTTCCGGTATCCGCCCCACGTGAACCAACAGCTACAAGCTGCACAAGACAACAGGCATGCTGGATTGACTCCCTGCTCAGAGGCTGAATGGGATCATTCTCTGCTGAAGAGATACCAAGATTTGTATAATCCTCAATAAGCCGGGCGCACGCTTCAGCATCAGCCAGTTTTTTTCTGGTTTCCTTGCGCTGTTCTCTGACGGACAAACGCCAGAGCAGCGCATTGGCTTTATGCATCAGCCACTCTGCCAGTTCCACATCAGATAAACCGCCACGCCAGATGTGTGGACTGTTTTCGTAAACGCTCAGTGTCAGTTTTTTGTCATTGGTCATATTTATTGCCCCGTCAATGCACAGCCAGAGTATTTCCTGCCGGACCACCACGATTCATCTGATCGAACAGAACAATCGCTGATGCAACGAAATCATCGATATCTTTCACCAGCTGTTCCTGCGTCTCCAGCAGTTCCCGAAAATAAACTGAACTGTGGCTGCGCATTCGGGCCACCAGCGGAGGCGGCATTGCCTTTTCGATCGCTGGTAACAACGCCTGAATTTTTTTAACAGCATCAGGGGTGTCTTTCTCTATCCAGCGGAAAATTTTCTGGGTATTGCGAGCCAGGGCTTCCGGATGGCTGTCGTCGTACAGTTCAGGGAACGTCATCCCCAGTTCGAAATAAGTCCGGGCTATCTCAGCCGCCGGAACTTTCTCACCATCAGGATATGCCCATGCATTCATCGCCATACGGATGTGCTCATGCTTGATTTTCATGAATCACCCCCCGCCGATGGTTGTGTGTTAGCCTGAAACTCAGCAGGCAAGCCGTCAGTTGGGTTGGGGTAGGTTTTACTGTCAATCTCATGTGGGGTCACCACCCATCCCGTTGCTTCACACCAACGTAATATTTTTTCTCCTGTAAGTTTTGCACGCCCCGTTATAACGTGGCTGACCATCCCCTGGGATGCGCCAACAATCTCAGCAAATGAACTCTGGGTTATATGAAAATGATGCAAATATTCTCCAAGATTCATAATCCGCCCTATGTGATGTGTTACCAACGCATAATTAATAGCACTGTTATTTTTAAAAGTAAATAGCGATGCTATTTCAAAGTGATTAGCAATCTTATTAGAATTGGATGTATGAAAAGAAAATCACTGTCAGACACCGACCTCAACGCCGCCAGAAGACTGAAAGAAATCTGGATGGCAAAGAAATCTCAGTTGGGATTGACTCAGGAACGTGCGGCGGAAATTATGGGGTTTTCAACACAAGGGGCGGTAAGTCACTACCTAAATGGTCAAACCCCACTAAACCTTGAGGCTGTTCTAAAGTTTGCTGGCTTACTGAAAGTTCCCCCTGAGTCAATCAGGCCAGACATGGCAGATTTGCTGCAAATTGCAAGGATGTATTGTCGAGAACCACAGCAAGATAACATAGTCGCATTACCAGCAGACACAGAACAAACAGAGGATGAACTACCGTTTGCCGTAGAGCCGATGGAACGAGATTTAATCCATACGTTCAGAGCTTTTCCGAAAGAAGATCAAGAACACATGCTTCAGGAGATGAAAGATAAAAAAGAATCAATGGATCGTACGGTTGCGCGGTGGTTAGCTGCACAAAAAGGCCGTCGCGCCTAAATCAGAGGAGATATGTAAAATGAGTACAGTCCTTTCCCCAATGGTTTCAGAATTTGAGACAGTTGAGCAAGAAAATAGTTACAACGAATGGCTGCGGGCCAAAGTAGCAGCAAGCCTCGCGGATCCCCGCCCGGCGATTCCGCATGATGAGGTAATGGCGGAAATGGAACAAATTATTGCCCAAATTGCTGCTGCAACTCACAGAGGTGAATAATGTTACCCGTTTTATGGCTACCATCTGCTCGTGATGATTTGCGCCAGATCGTAGCCTACATAGCTAAAGAAAATCCCGCGGCAGCACGCAGAATGAAAATTCGAATTGAAACATCCGTTTTGCCGCTCACAGAGCATCCTTACCTGTATCCTCCAAGCGAGCGAGTTCTTGGTCTTCGTGAAATTGTAACTCATCCTAACTACATCATCCTTTACCGAGTAACAGCATCAAGCATAGAAGTAGTAAATATTGTGCATTCTCGAAGACAGTATCCAGGCAAAAACAGTTAATTATTCCCGCCGACAGAACCACCTTAGGGTGGTTTTTTCTTGCTCCAACAAAAACAATAGCGATGCTATTTACACCAAAAATAATGATGCTATTGTTTCAGGCGTCAACCCACCCCGCCCCACAGAATGCAGGGCAATACTTCGAGTTACCAGACAGTGGTCAGGGGTTAAGTAGCCAGCCCGAGGCGTAAGAACATGACGGCAGGGTTCAACTTTAACTATGCAGCAGGTTTTTGTTCCGCTCCCCCGGCGTTAAGGGGAAATGAGGTCAGCATGGATACTATCAATCTTGGCAACAGCGAATCTCTGGTATGTGGCGTGTTTCCCAACCAGGACGGTACGTTCACCGCGATGACGTATACCAAAAGCAAAACGTTTAAAACCGAAGCTGGCGCGCGTCGCTGGTTATCCAGAAATACTGACTGATGAGGTTAACGATGGAATTTAAAGATTTACCAACACCTTTCCAGGAAATGGCAGCGAATATAGTTCGTTCTCAATTGGCGACTCTTGACCTGAGTACCGTAGAAAAAGAAACCATAGATAATATATCCGGTAACGTGCGCCGTGCCTTTATCGGGTTGTACGAAGAGAAGCAGCACTCTGATAAGCATGATTCCTCTGAAAAATACTTCCTGGAATTAATGGATATCATTAACAAGGGGTTTGGTTTGTTGATGGAAAAGAAAGGGATTCGAATAGAACCCCTTAAAAACCATTTTACTGAGTGCAACATTAATTCCTGTGATTTAAAGCATCCCACTCCAGATGGGAAAGTTGAAGCCAACTATAAAATATCAATTAATCATTAAGTTCTCCACGGGTGAGGTGGAGAACATGCGCCGGACACGGATAAATCTCCGGCATGCTCTTTAACATTCTGGATATTCCTAACCACAAAGAAATCGCATCAATTTAGATTTTGTGGGCAGCTTCTCTTGTTGTTCGATGGAAACGCCTATTTTGATCTGTGTTTTTAAGATCGCAATATCTTTAAGTGATGACCAAATATGATTATCCGTTTTTTCCAGAATTTTTAACTGCATTTTCAATTCAGAATCAGAATATTTTTCTGCATCATCAAAAAGCTGCAAATATTCTGCGGATTTTCTCATGGCGTTACCTGACTTTTGTCCGAATCCATAAATCGTTTGGACGGTTGCGATCACAACAATAAAAACGCCAGAAATTTCCGGAATGAATCCGCCAATGACAGATGAACCGAGGATAATACTCACTACTGAGAGAAGTTTATCGAGACGACCAGTCGCTACCGAAAATAGTTGCTCAAGAAAATAGCCATATAAAATTCTGTCAAGAATATCATCCCGGTCCATACATCATCACCTACTTGTTTGGTTGTTGCTGTTCCCCCTCTCCTCCGAAGGAGCTGGAGATGGTTTTGGTCGAATGTTTTTCTCTGGTATGTGATCCCAGACTGTTTTATGTGTCGAATTGCCACCACCTGCTTGTGCTCTTTGCTCTGTCATATGATTTCCTTGGATCGTTGGGGATATCCAGATTATACAGATTTCTTGTCGTTGGGGAATGACAGGAACCACCTCGCCTGACGTGGTTAAAAGCAGGCACACAACACGAAAGCGCACGGCGAAGTCATTTCTCCCTCTGTTGCGTGTCGCCGGTATCTTCGACCGTGCGCTTCCGGTTGTGGCACTCCGCGAAATGGCGCGGCGGTAAGTATGGCGGGGTTATCCTCTGAGGGATCCCCAGAAAATTTAGTAAACCATTATCATATTGGTATACCGTTGCTGTAGAACTTTCAGCCCTGCGTCAAGTGACAGTGTGTTTAGTATGAGTGGAGAATGTCGAATCACATTCTCCGCCAGTTTTAATAACGAGATGACTCGCCTGTGCTTCACTGTATTTGCCTGATATTTATGATGTATCCCTTTGTTTTCCAGGCTGAAACCGCTTAACCACATAATGATACTGGCTAATGTTGCGATCAGACTCAATACCGTGACCCGCCCGGATGAATGACTGGCACCAAACCGTAGTCCAAATCCCCAGCGAGGATTTTTTTCATCCCTGAAATTTTGCTCAATTTGCATTCTACGGCTGTATAATTTCATTACCTGTTTTGGCGAGAACTCAGTACTGTTTGTGAAAATAAACCATGGTGATTTCCCGGCAGTACGAGCTTTAGCCGTCACCGATGGTCTGGTTGCTCTTTCCTTCGAGCGTTTAAATCTACGACCTTTAGGCTTACTTTTATAAAGATAAAAATGCCCTTCATGTTGTGCATTTTTATCTCGACCCAGCAGGCCTTCACCTAAATAAATTGCTGTCGTTGATGCTTTTGTGCCTGAGTCCGACACCTTTTCCCAGCCATTACCAACATTGTAATAATGATTGCCCAGTACCCGGCAAATATAGGTCCAGCCACGGGAGCGGAGCTGTTGGAACCATCGCCCCTGAAAACCGGCATCTGTAATAACAATGACATCAGTCCCGGGGGAAAAGCACTCAGCAAGCGATTCCAGAAAACGCTCATGTACATCTGCATTCGCTGTCTGTGATGATGGAACGACACAACTCATCAACGGTAAAGAACGCCCGTCACATGCCAGGCTTGCCCGCAAAAGCTGAAAACGAGAGGCATGATAAGCACTCTAGTCAATGAGTATCACAACACGAGACATTCCCCGCGTAATCTTTTGGGTAATTCGCTGAAAAATGGTGGAAACCTCATTTTGCAAATGTCGATTCCCCAACAGTCGATCCACCCGCTTTATTTTGTTTTTAACTGATGCCGTACCGGTTAAATGACGCCCGATACTGGTAAGTGTGAGGGAAGCGCCATTTATTACAGCATTAGTTGCGTCAATCAGTGATTTTTGACGGTAAAGATGCAAAGGGGCCAGTATGTTGTTAAGGAAATTTTGGCATAATGAACGTGCAGGCATAGTGGTGATCTCCTTGAAATTGTTAGCACAATCAATTAGATCACATCTCACTATGCCTGTCTTGTTTTCTGGGGATTCCTCAGGGGTTATCCTTACCCCCACAGGTAGCACCGGGTTGTCAGGTTGACCATACGCCCGAGTGACAACCCCGCCACAACATCTCCATGTTGAGGCTTGTGTGAGACCTTTGGCGGCATCAGTTTAATTGCTGGCTGATGTCCGCCCTTTTTAAAGTGAATTTTGTGATGCGGTGAATGCGGCTAAGCGCACGCGGAACAGTTAAAAAAGTGATAGGCACTCCGTATTTGTTTTATGGAGTTGGTTTCCCTGTATTCCGGCGTTAATTGTTAACTGGTTAACGTCACCTGGAGGCACCAGGCACCGCATCACAAAATTCACTTCTGTGATGAAAGGTGAGAGAAAATGTTGAATGTAGCTATTGAAAACCAGAACGGGTGGAATTATAGTGCACCTGCACCTCATAAAACGGGTGCCGGGATTGGCCTCCTGTTAATCACATTGGTGCCTGAACACGCACCAAAAGCGTGTTTTTTGTTGCCTGCATTTCATCATTCAATGGCAGCTCAGGCGGGAGCTTCTCACGAAGCGCCGGGTTCCGATGTGACCGGTAAGGCCAATCCCGTCTGGGCTACCACCAATCGGATTGGCCTCTGCGGTGGTGGCAGTACTGCTTTCACATCGGAGGATGCCGTTATGGCTACTATCACTACCCTTTCTCACCCTTGTGTAACCATCGAAAATGGTCGCGCTGTCACCACATCTGTCGCCATTGCGGAATTCTTCCGCAAAATGCATAAAGACGTTCTGAAAAAAATAGACAACCTAGAATGCTCTGAGAAATTTAGCGGGCGCAATTTTGCGCCCGCCGAATATCTTGATGAGCAAGGCAAAAAACGCCCAATGTACCAGATCACCAAAAACGGCTTCGTTTTCCTGGTGATGGGATTCACTGGCAAAAAAGCCGCTGCATTTAAAGAAGCCTACATTGCTGAGTTCGATCGCATGGAGGCCGAACTGCGCCAGAATAACACCCCACCCACTGACAAAATAATTCCAGGCGATGGCCGCACCCTGGTTGTTCACTTCGACGAACGCGGCAACATCAGATTCACCGAAACCGTTCCTGATGGCGCACGGGTCTGTACCATGGAGACTTTCCGGTTTTATCTGGAAGAACAGGGATGGACTCTTGTTAACCGAGGCGCAATTAAAAATATGACTGTAGAGCAATTACTCAAAATTCATTGTTGAGGACGCGATAATGGAAACGTTATTACCAAACGTTAATACGTCTGAAGGTTGTTTTGAAATTGGTGTCACTATCAGTAACACGGTATTTACTGAAGATGCCATTAACAAGAGAAAACACGAACGGGAGTCATTAAATAAAATATGCATTGTTTCAATGCTGGCTCGTTTGCGTCTGATGCAAAAAGGATGCTGGCGATGAATACAGCATTTGCACTTATTCTGACGGTTTTTCTTGTTTCCGGAGAGCCAGTTGATATTGCAGTCAGTGTTCACAGAACAATGCAGGAATGTATGGCCGCAGCAACCGAACAGAAAATTCCAGGCAACTGTTATCCGGTCGATAAAGTTATTCACCAGGATAACGAAATCCCGGCAGGATTTTAAAACAGCACCGTAATAAATATCCAGTTTCATTCTTATATGTCAGCAATGGCAGAGATTTGTTCACCCTTAAATCTGTGATGAGGTTTATCAATAATGAGCACTGATAAAGAAGAATTTGCACTATATTGCGAAGCAAAAAATGACAAAGTAAGAAAACGCCTGGGAATTAAAGGTGTTTTTACTGGACTACAGCAAAAAAATTATCTGTTGCAATCTCCCGCTGCATTACCGCAATGGATGACAACGATTATGATGAAGACGACTTTAAAAAACCCGTCCGCGTCAATTTGCCCGTTGTTGACGACCTTCCGCCAGAAGGCGTGTTTGATACTGAATTCTGCAACCGCTATGAAAAAGGCGGGAAAGATGGCATCACAATGACATTTATCGGCCCTTCCCCCTCTGTTCAGGACAAACCAGCCAGCACTGACAATACCAACATCAACGGCGAAGACATGACTGAGATTGAGGAGAGCATGCTTCTGCCTGTCTCCGGTCAGGAACTGCCCATTCGTTGGCTTGCTCAACACGGCAGCGAAAAACCAGTAACGCACGTTTCACGCGACGAACTCCAGGCATTACACATTGCACGGGCTGAAGAACTACCGGCTGTTACTGCCCTGGCTATTTCGCATAAAACCAGTCTGCTCGACTCGCTGGAGATTCGCGACCTCCACAAACTGGTTCGTGACACTGACAAAGTTTTCCCTAATCCTGGTAATTCAGACCTGGGACTAATAACTGCTTTTTTCGAAGCATACCTAGACGCTGACTACACTGATCGGGGTCTGCTGACAAAAGAGTGGATGAAAGGAAATCGTGTTTCACGCATCACCCGCACGGCTTCCGGTGCTAATGCTGGTGGTGGGAACAAAACCGATCGCAATCCGAATTTAGTACACACCCTCGACACACTGGATGTGGAGATTGCAGCAGCCACACTTCCGATGGATTTTAATATTTATGAAATTCCGGGCAGCGTTTATCGTCGCGCAAAAGAAGTAGTCCTGAAAAAAGAAAGTCCGTTCAAAGAATGGTCCGCAGCACTTCGTGCAACCCCGGGTATTCTGGACTATTCCCGCGCCGCTATTTTTGCACTTATCCGAAGCGCACACCCTGAATTTTATCACTACCCGGGACGCCTTCAGGGGTATATCAACGCCTATTTGACGGAAACTGATCACGAGAACCCCAGCAAGGAAACTCTCACAGCTGCCCGGCATACGCCGGAAAAAGATATCCTGGAAGAAATTAACCGCGAGGTGGTTACTGAGCGTGAAACAGAAGAAGAAAAACCACAACCATCTGACGCAATGGCAGGTGAACAGGCAACAACTGAAACAATGGAACCGGATACAACTGAACATTGCCAGAACGCGCAGTCGCTGGATGCTCAGTCGCAGGTGAGTTCCGCTAACCAAGTAAAAGTCACCGCTGACGAAGTAAACAAAATTATGCAGGCAGCCAATATCAGCCAGCCTGACGCCGATAAGTTACTTGCTGTATCGCGTGGTGAATTTGTTGAGGGGATTAGCGACCCTAATGATCCGAAATGGGTCAAGGGGATCCAGACTCGCGATTCTGTGAACCAGAACCAGCATGAATCGGAACGGAACGACCAAAAAGCGGAACAAAACAGCCCAAATGCGTTACAAAACGAGCCAGAAACGAAACAATCCGAACCAGTAGCGCAACAGGAACCGGAAAAAGTCTGCACCGCCTGCGGTCAGAGCGGTGGCGGCAACTGCCCTGATTGTGGCGCGGTGATGGGCGACGCAACATACCAGGAAACATTCGATGAAGAGAATCAGGTTGAAGTTCAGGAAAATGATCCGGAAGAAATGGAAGGCGCTGAACATCCACACAAGGAGAACCCTGGCGGCAATCAGCATCACGCCAGCGATAATAAAACTGGCGAGGCGACAGATCCCTTAATTAAGGTGAATGGTCATCATAAGCTCACATCCACCAGCAGAGCGGGGATTCATCTGATGATCGACCTTGAAACCATGGGAAAAAATCCCGATGCCCCGATTATCTCAATAGGCGCAATATTTTTCGATCCACAAACCGGAGATATGGGACCGGAATTTAGCAAGACCATCGATCTGGATACTGCTGGCGGAGTCATTGATCGTGACGTCATTAAATGGTGGCTGAAGCAATCACGTGAAGCGCAGTCTGCCATTATGACCGATGAAATCCCGTTAGATGATGCACTACTGCAATTGCGGGAATTTATCGACGAAAACTCCGGTGAATTTTTTGTTCAGGTCTGGGGTAATGGGGCCAACTTCGACAACGTGATTTTACGCCGTTCATACGAACGACAGGGTATCCCCTGCCCGTGGCGCTACTGCAACGATCGCGATGTACGCACAATCGTTGAGCTGGGGAAAGCCATAGACTTCGATGCCAGAACTGCTATCCCATTCGAAGGTGAGCGCCATAATGCACTTGATGACGCTCGTTACCAGGCAAAATACGTTTCAGCTATCTGGCAAAAACTGATCCCGAGTCAGGCTGATTTTTAATGTTCAACCCTAATTGCCGCTAACCGTATATAGTTAGCGGCGGTTATGAGATATAGCTATGAGCAGCTTATTTTTAACCGAAGATGAATTGCTAATATTAACGGGCTGCAAATATGCAAGCCACCAGCGAAAATGGTTAATGGAAAACGGGCTTCCGTTCTATACCAATCGTAGTGGCAAACCGATTGTCAGCCGGGATCTATTTACCTGCAATAAAACTTTACCACCACGCGAGGTAGAGCCGAATTTTGGTGCGATCTGATGGGAAGACGAAGGAAAAATCCTGAACACGAAAAATTACCTCCAAATGTATACCCAAATAAATATAGTTATGTATGGAAACCAACATCCAGAGAATCTGTCACACTAACCGCCATCAAGGATGGTTTAGCTGCTTTATGGAAAAAGTATGAGGAAACTGTAAATAATCGCGATCGTGCAATGACATTCGGTCGCTTGTGGGAAAAATTCCTCGCCAGCGCCTATTACAGTGACCTTAGTCCAAGAACACAAAAAGATTATCTGCAACATCAAAAAAAGTTGCTTGCCGTATTCGGTAAGGTACCAGCGGATTCCATAAAACCAGAACACATCCGTCGATACATGGACAAAAGAGGGGAGCAGAGTAAAACGCAAGCCAACCATGAAAAAAGCAGTATGTCCCGTGTTTACAGTTGGGGGTATGAGCGAGGGTACGTGAAGGCTAACCCATGTGCAGGTGTAAGTAAATTCAAGGCCAAAAACCGCGAACGATATGTAACCGACAAAGAATACCAGGCAGTATTAAGCGTTGCACCTCTTCCTGTTTTTATCGCAATGGAAATTGCCTATCTGTGTGCAGCGAGGGTTTCCGATGTGTTATCGCTGAAATGGGAACAGATTGGAAACGACGGGATATTCATCCAGCAAGGGAAAACCGGAAAAAACAGATAAAAGCATGGAGTCCACGATTACAGGCAGCGATCGAAAAAGCAAAACAGTTACCAAAATCTGCCTATGTGATCAGCAATCAATACGGCAACCGATATATGTACAAAGGCTTTAACGAAATGTGGGTAGATGCAAGAAATCGTGCTGGAAAAATTTCAGGTATTTTAACCGACTTCACCTTTCATGATCTGAAGGCGAAAGGAATTTCAGACTATGAAGGAAGCAGCCGGGATAAGCAACTTTTCTCTGGTCACAAAACCGAAGGGCAAGTGCTAATCTATGACAGGAAGGTTAAAGTTTCACCAACACTTGATGTCCCGTTACCTGAAAATATTCCAAGAAAATATTCCAAGTAA